CTCTAAAGGTAGAGAATTTATCCATCGTGGCATTTCGACAAAGAAATTTAAACGAACCTTTAGGCTGTCCGAACACGTAAAAGTAAATGGAGCAGATATTCAAGACGGTATTCTGGCAATAGACTTGCAGTATAACATCCCAGAAGAAATGCGTCCTCGTAAAATCAATATTGGTCAAACGAGGAAACAAAATGACACAACTAATACTAACACAAGCCAACTACTTACTGAATCCGATTAGTGTTTTAATACAGACAATACTAAGAACCTTTTCAAAACTTGCAGATATGGCAGAAGCTGGATCGGCAATACGACAAACTGAAAGAGAACTTAGTAGACTGAGTGATTATGAACTAGCCGACATAGGATTATCTAGAGGTGATATCTACCATATAGCTAGAAGTAAACCTGTTGTTACAGATTGTAAAGAAAACATCAATCTGAAAGGATGGGTCTAATGACAACTTTAGTAGGCAACTATATATTCTCGCCCTTGTCGGGTTTGTGGTCTTCATTAGAACGCTACATTCTGATAATGGGTTACAGAAGAGCGGAAGCGGAACTCGCAAGGATGGGGTATCATACTCAATCCAAGATTTGTACGTTAGAGCTTAAAAAACTATAAAAAATAAGGGGGCAAGGGTGTTGACATTTTTGCCCCTTTAGTATACAATATAAGCTAAGTGTAAGTTTGGAGGATATATGAACTTTTATACTAGCGTGAATCGATACGGCAATTCCATCTTGTATCGTGGCGTAAACAACTATGGAAAACGAATAGAAGCCAAGTACAAGTTTGAGCCAAAGCTCTACCTTCCTTCTAATAAGATAACAGCAAAGCACAAGTCTATAGACGGTGCTCAGTTAGAAGAGATAAAGTTTTCTTCTATGTCTGAAACAAAAGACTTCTTAAAAAGATACAAAGATGTTGATAACCTAGATGTGTATGGTAATCAGAACTTCATACACCAGTTTATTGCTGACAAGTTCCCCACAGAAATAAAGTTTGATAGTAGCAAAGTCGATGTATGTTACATTGATATTGAGGTAGCATCTGATGAAGGCTTCCCGTTTCCTGAGGATGCCGCTCACCCTGTTATCTCTATTGCTCTCAAGTCTAGTCTTAGTAATGTATATCATGTCTGGGGTTTAGATGAGTATGATGCTGAGAAGGTTTACAGTGATAAACTTATTGTGCAGTATCGACATTGTAAGAGTGAGGTAGAACTACTTGCCAAGTTTGTAGAGTGGTGGGGCAAAAACTGTCCTGATGTAATCACAGGCTGGAACGTGCGACTATTCGACATTCCCTATCTTGTCAATCGTATCAGACGTATTGGATCTGAGGAAGCAGTCAAGCGACTATCTCCATGGGGGCTAGTGTCTCAACGTGAACTTCATATCAAAGGTAAACGTATGGATGCCTATGAGATCACTGGTGTTCAGCAACTTGATTACTATGATCTGTTTCAGAAGTTTGGCTATTCGTATGGAGCACAGGAGTCCTACAAGCTAGACCATATTGCTTATGTGGTTCTTGGGGAGCGTAAACTGTCTATCGAAGAACATGGTAACTTGTACACTCTATACAAAGAAGATCATCAGAAGTTCATTGACTATAACATTCGAGACGTAGAACTTATTGAGCGACTAGAAGAGAAGATGGGTCTGATTACCCTTGCTATAACTATGGCATATAGAGGTGGCGTGAACTATGCGGATACCTTTGGCACTACAGCCATATGGGATTCAATCATCTATCGGGAACTGAATGCTACTGGCACTATTGTTCCACCCAACAAACATAAGATGAAATCACCATACCCCGGCGGGTATGTCAAAGAACCTATGGTCGGCTCTCATGATTGGGTAGTATCTTTCGACTTGAACAGTCTGTATCCTAATCTCATTGTCCAATACAATATGTCACCAGAGACAATACTTCCTAACAAATCTTTTCCTCATGGGGTAGACTACTATCTAAACAAGTCTTGCGACACAGAGGGCGTCTCCGTAGCCGCAAACGGCTCTGCATTCACAAAAGAGTTCCAAGGTATTGTTCCAAAGATTATTGAGAACTATTATTCTGAGCGTAGTGTTATTAAGAAGTCTATGCTTATTGCTCAACAGGCATATGAGAAGACGAAGACTATTGAGCTTGAGCGTGAGATCAACCAACTAGAGAATAGGCAGATGGCTATTAAGATCTTGCTCAACTCTCTCTATGGGGCGCTGGGCAATCAATACTTCAGATACTTTGATATGCGTGTGGCAGAGGGTATTACTTTATCAGGGCAACTATCAATTCGTTGGGCAGAGATTGCCATGAACAAAGAGATGAATAAGTTGCTGGGAACTGTAGACAAAGACTATGTTATCGCTATCGATACTGACTCATTATACGTCAACTTTTCTCCACTTGTTTCCAAGTTAAACCCAAAAGATCCTGTCAAGACACTTAGCAAGATATGTGAAGACCACTTCGAAAAGGTATTGGAGAAGTCTTACTCTGAACTGTTTGACAAAATGAATGCCTTCAAACCTCGTATGGTTATGGGTCGTGAGGTGATTGCTGATCGTGGTATATGGGTAGCCAAGAAACGATACATCCTAAACGTGCATAACAACGAAGGTGTTCAATACGCAGAACCCAAACTCAAGATGATGGGCATTGAGGCTATCAAGTCTTCGACACCTGAGGTTGTTCGTAATAAGTTCAAAGAGATCTTTCGTGTGATNATAGAAGGAACCGAACTNGATGTTCAGAAGTTCATAAGGGATTTCAGAACAGAGTTTAAGTCTCTACCACCAGAGTCTGTAGCATTTCCTAGAGGTGTNAGNGACATTGGTAAGTGGGAGTCTAAACAAGATATATACTTAAAAGGAACACCAATACACGTGCGTGGGTCTTTACTATACAACAAANCTATCAAAGACAACTCACTTGAACGCAAGTACGAAACTATCAAGAACGGTGAGAAGATTAAGTTTATCTACTTACGCAAGCCAAACCCTATTAAGGAAAATATAATATCCTTTCCAGCGGTTTTACCTACAGAAATGCACTTGCATAAGTATGTAGATTATGATATAATGTTTGGGAAGACATTCGTAGAACCCTTAAAGTTTATTCTAGACGCTATAGGGTGGAGTGTAGAACCAAGAGCAACGCTAGAAGACTTCTTTGGATGATGTATTCAGTAACTATATTTGAGAGTCAATATGATAATCAGACTCATCGTACATTAGATTTCGATGAGTGGGATAAGTTTGAGAAGTTTCTATATAAACTATCAGAAAGACCTCTGGAAGGAAAGAAAAATGCTGAACTTATTTCACCCGCTATATATCAGGATGGCACAACTAGATCCAATAAAAATGTATTGCGGTGGGCAAGTTGGTGTGCTGTTGACGTTGATGATCACACATTTGAAGGGGATCTAAAAGATGAACTTATTAGGCTTTATGGTGACTACTATTTTGTTTGCTATTCTACTGCAAGCAGTAAGCATGGTTTACCAAAGTTTAGGTTATGCTTCCCAACTAGAACGCCTATCGAAAAAGAGTCTATCAAACATTTCTGGTTTGCACTCAACTCCGAACTCAATTCGATTGGAGATAAACAGACTAAAGACTTATCTAGAATGTATTATGTCCCTGCTACGTACAATGGTGCTTTCAACTTTATTTTTACTAATACTGGCGGTAGCCACATAAATCCTACAGAGCTAATGTCCAAGTGGGAGTATAGCGAAAAGAAAGATAGCAAGAACTTCATGGATCGTCTACCTGAGGAATGGCAGAGACAGATCCTAGACTATCGTAAAGATAAAATGACTAACACTGATATTGTTTGGTCAGGGTATGATGATTGTCCATTCGTTAACAAGAGACTTGTAAAAGACTTTAAGAACATTGCCCATATTGACAATAGCGGTAGATATGCTATGATCTATAAGATAATGGTATCGATAGCAAGCAACGCTGTTGGTAAACAGTATGCTATTACTGCCAATGAAATCGAAACATTGTGTAGGCAGTTAGATTCTGAAACTGGTAATCGATATGAGAGTCGGCCTCTTCATGTAGAGGCTAACAACGCTTTAGAGTATGCATATAAGAATGGAGTTATATCATGAGCACTTTACTTGAGTTCTTGGACTCAGACAATGATAAGGTAGGAAACTTTCCAGAAAAGGAATGGGTCAATATGCCTGAGTTCGTATCTGAAAAGGTAGAGCCATATGCGAAGGTCATTGTTCGTTTTGATAATGAACAGGACTTGAAAGAGTTTTCTGAAATGATTGGTCAGAAGGTTAATGTTAAAACAAAAAGTATCTGGCACCCACAACTAGATCGTGGTAAGAACGGTGGCTTACGTTGGGTAGAAGATGACAAGTCTTAACATACTTAAACAACTTAGCAATACCGCTGAGAGTGATGAGTGTTATACCCCGTCTGATCAGGTCCAGCCTTTGTTGGAATACTTGGACAAGGATAAGACTTACTACGAAGCAACCAGTGGAAAGAGTTCTAACATACTTGACGGTTTCAACAAATACGGTTATAATATAGTTGGATCAGATGAGAAAAACTTCTTTGATTGTAAGGTGACTGATGTATACGATGGCATCATAACAAATCCACCATACAGTTTGAAAGACAAGTTCATCAAGCACTGCTATGATCTAGGTAAGCCATTCGCATTGTTCTTACCTGTTGCGTCATTCCAAGGTAAAAGACGTGGACAAATGTTTATGGAGCATGGTATGTCTGCACTGGTTTATAATAATCGTGTGGACTTTACTGGTGGTGGTTCTCCTATGTTTGGTAACGCTTGGTTTATACATGGATTCCTACCACCGAATACAATCTATTGGGTAAATAATCCTTAGGATTGACAAGAATCTTATAATATGTTATTATAGAATCAATTAAAATATATACTGGCTATTGAAAGGAAACCATATGCCAAACACTAAAAATAATATTATTGATTTTAAACCTGAGTTTAATGCAGAAACAGTACTTGCTAATACTGTTAGGCTTGGAGCTTCAGATATGTATACGCTGTCGTTTGATGATTTTATAAAATTTGCAGATCCAGATTTTTCTGATCTTAATCCAGTTTACATTCAACGTGGGATTAAGGAGCGTTTAGAAAAATTACAAGCTAAATTTAAGGATTGTGAGAAGAGAACAAGGCATGGCATCAGTATAATGGCTAAAACTGCGATAATTATTGCAGAGAAAACCTTTTATGATGAAAAATCAGATGCTGAGATGAAGAAAGGTCAAATGATGATGGCTGATGGCAACACACGTTGTGAATGGATGTTTGAACGTGAGCAAGATGATAAAAAATTCCAGCAAACCATTGTGAGAGATAAATATTCAGAAGGTTTTTGTTGCGAAATTTGGAAAGTGAGGTCTGATACTGAATTAGATATGATTTATGATTCTTATAATTACGCACCTTCAGCAGAATCTAAGGCAGAAAAACTGCAAGGAATGAACCGTAGCCATGGTGTGTTGAACAAACTAAAACAACATGATTTTGTAAATGGTCGGTTTGTTAGCGCATTAGAAAATGCTAGTAAAAATCCACTTCCTATTAGAGAAAAAAAGCTCGATTTGTCTAGTCAGTATACTAAGTTTTTTGATGCTCTCATGTTGTTAGATTCAATAGTCCCTAAGAATAGCAGTAGCAATGGGATAACTGATCCTGTTATATCAAAACTAAAATCCCAACAAATTATGGCAACTTGTTTACTTATGTTACAAACCCGTGGAGATAATGCACAGCTTCGTAAGATGATCGAAACTCTGTGTACTATAACACCTGACAATTTAAATGCGGCCATACTTCGACAGGACAAAACTCTAAATCCAATAGAAATAGTAGCATTAGAATACAGCGGGATGTCACCGAATCTGTTTACAACCGCAAAGGCTGGATGGTTGCAAGGCTTGGCGGGTAGCCCGGCTGGAAACGCTATCAAACCACAAATGGACTTTTTAACATACTGGTTTAGCAAATATATGGCAGAGCCAGAGT